GTTGTACAGCGAGTCGTACATCAGCCTGACCCTGAGGCCACCTACGATAGTCATCCTTACTCCTAGGACTCATCGCGCGCCTGCGCGAAAGCCTGGTAAACGGTCACATCAAAGAGACCGACAGGTGCTCCCCAGAACCCAATGTCGTAGGTGTTTCCATCTACGATCACCTTGTTCGGGAGCGCCAAGTTTGCGTCTTGAACTAGAGCGTACTGGGTGTCCAGCAGAGTGATCGTGATAGCCGACGCGTCGAACGAGCCCATGATCGTTTCACCCGAAGATGAACGACGAGCCGTGAACTCAACAGCGCATGGCACAGTCAGAGAAGCTGGGACATCAGCAGCCGTCACCGAAGAGGTGGGGCTGTCAGTCCAGCTGTATGGCTGACCACGTTCGTCCGGGTCAGCGTATGTATTCACGTCGTCCCACTGGAACGTAACCCGCTCACTCTGTGTGCCAGGGAGGCCCATCTTCATGGCGAACTCGATGGCATCACGGAACTCTGCGGCGTTGAATCCCGACTGGCGGGCGTCACCTGTGTCCATGACTAGTACCCCACAAAGCCGTCGTAGTAATCAGTCGGGTAGTGGCTGTAACGGGTGCGCTCCGAAATGACATCGAAGTACGTGACCGCATTGGTGTTTACGTTGTTGGGCAGGTGTTCGAGAATGTCATCAAGACGCTTCTGGATACGTTCCAGGACGGCCGTCAGAACCGACGCAGACTTCTGCTGCTCGAACTCGACCGGGCCAGCAACAGCACGGAAGGTCGAGTTGTACTCCAGGATCTTGCTCGACACGACCCTGGCACCTGCCCAGAGCACGAGGAGTTGCTGATAGTCACGACCAAGATCGTCGCCACCGCTGGTGACAGGGGTGACCTCGAAGTTGGCCTCTTCGAACACAGTGCCATCGATGATACCAAGGAGAACCACTTCCCAGAACGCGTCGGCAAGGTACCCCTGCCAGTCATCCATGTCAGCCAGCGGGTACGTGTCTGTACCAGGGGACTGCACTTCACGCTTGAGAGATGGAACCAGATCCGCAAGTACAACAGCCATCAGAACCTCCTACCTATTGATCGGCTAGTTCGCCGAAACAATGAAGTCCAGAGGGCCATAGCGCACACCGTAGGTGCGTGGCGTGGCTTCGTCGGTAGTCAGGAGGATCTCGTAAGCCCCCACCGACATGTCCTCTGTGTCAGCCTCTTGCAGCTCCACAGAGATGATGCCCGAGGTCCCCGTCACGATGGCTACGGTGAACGTACCCATGCTGGTTCCACCAACGTATGGAACTGCGGTACCTGTGCCAGTCCAGCCCGTCACGTCAACGGCTGTGCCAGCGGAGTCAACGATCGTGAACTCCTTGTAGAAGTACGCGCCCTCGTAGACGGTGATCTCTGTTCTGACTGGAGGGATATCGATCATCTATCTCTATCGGCGCGAAAGAGCCCCGCATCAAGCGGGGCCTCGTTCACACCAATGGGTACGCATTGGTTACGTCATTGGCTACTCGTGGCGGAAGGGCTGCACCTGGTTACGGTCCGCATCGCCGAAGTTGCTGGCGTTCACGTGACCAGCGTTGGTCACTTCGACCACGTCCACAGTACGTTCCTGGACCTCATCGAGACGAGCAACGATGTTCTCACGCTGCTTGACTGTGGGGTTCAGGCTGTCCTCGCCACCGTCGTCAGTGTCCGCAAGGAACAGGAGACGCTGGAGGATGGGGACCGACGAGATGTCAGCGAGAGCCGCCTTGAACTGCAGGTGGTTCCGGTTGCCGAAGATGTCTCGCATCTCGCCCTCGGTCATGTGGTTCGGGTTCTCAGTGAGGTCGTCGCTGTCGTCAGCCAGGCTGACTGGACGGAGAACACCGTTCGAGAAGATGTCGAGATCGTTGTCGGCTGCCCGATCCTGGTTGAGAAGACGGCGCTCCTCAGCAGAGATCGTGACCTTCTTGCCACCACGAACTACTTCCTGTTCGACACCGTTGCCAGTGCGGTCATAGATGTTGACCAGCGCTACGCCACGGCTGACGTTCTGCCACTGTTCCTTGGTCTGCTTTGCCATGCCTGCTCCTTGATAGATATCTACGTGTGCTGCATATGCACTCGGGAGTGTATCACAGACGCGAAGAAACCCCCGGTCGAAACCGGGGGCTCTTCGTTTCAGTTCCTGCGCTGTGGAGAGCCGAAGCTCAACTCAACTAGGCGCTGAGGCTGGTGTCGACGATGCGACGGATGCGCTCTGGGCGATGTACAACGCCACCGAAGTCACGGCGAGCGATGTAGTGCCAGTACCAAGCGTCATCTTCGCTGTACTCCTTGAACATCAGTCCACCCCAGAAAGCGAACTTGCTGGCGTCGCGAGCGACGACATAGAGTTCGTTGGCTGGGAAGAAGCTGACGTCAGCGTCGTCCTTGTGGTTGACAAGGGTGACGATCTGAGCGTTCCGGTAGGTACCGAGGACGCCACGGCGTACAAGCTCTTCGTTGGTCTGAGGCAGGAAGCCTGAACCGTTGAAGGAGCCACCGAGGAGGTCGTCCATGATCTGGTCGGTCATTGTCGACCGGCCGATGATGGAGATCTCGTTGGACTTGCTCTCGTCACGAACCTCGCGAAGTGCGGTGTTCAGTGCCGACAAGCTGAGACCGGCGCCGCTGACGTAGTAGTCAGAGCCCGAACCGATTGCCGACTGGAAGAGAGACAGAACCCGGAGGTTCACTTCAGCGTCCATGCGCTGCTGGCCGAGGCTGATCAGATCAGCCTGAGTCTCAGCAAAGTTGGTCTGAAGCTTGTCTTCGAATTCCATGACGTGGAAGCCAATGGTGTCACGAGGGAGTTCCATGACGTTTGCACGCATGGTGCTAACCTCGATGTAACCACCACGAGCAACCCAGTGAGCACGGAGCCCACGGACTTCCTTCACAAGAACACGCCCGTCGAACGGTGCGTTCTCAACCTGACTCATGATCTGGAGGAGGTTCTCGTGCTCGAATCCTTCGAGGATCGTCTCGGACATCTCCTGTGCCATGGTCTTACGCCATGCAGGATCGTCCCAGTTGTCCTTCGCATCGGCGTTGACCATTGCGATCTCTGCCTGGATCTTCGCACGCTCTTCGCTGTCGCGTCCGAGGTTGTCGATGTATGCGGATGTTCCCATCTTTGTTCACCTCCTCCTAGAAAGTGAGCTGAGCTTCAAGCTCATCTCGATCGGCGTCGACCTTGGTGACAACAGCCCATGCTTCAGAAGCAGTGCTGGTCTCGTTCCAATAGCCGTCGGTGTCGTTGCCCGAACCAGGTGTGAGGTAGTCGCCTACCGCCAGTGAGCTGGTCGAACCTGTCAGACCTGCCACCATCACACGACCGGCGTACGCCCGTGTGTTGAGGAAGGTGCTTGCTGCGGTGTTGATGAACCGGACCTTGACGTAGCTGCCGCTGACGACCTGAACTGCGTCAGTGTCTGGAACAGTGTCCAGATCGCTGTACAGCGTGAGGGCCGGGTCAACGTCGGCGAACGCGTTGGGACCGTATTCGTACACCGCGATACCACCACGGCCTGCGAGAGGCGGAGCCTGTGGCAGAGTGGCCAGCGTGACAGGCTCAAGGCCCAGCGCGTTGACAGCTCCGTTGCTTGCTACAACTGGGGCACCGATCGGAATCGCTGCTCCCTGAGCGTTGTAGAAACGGCCCTTCCGGTCGCGACCATGAGGTGGCACTGTGAGGACGAAGTTACGTCCGTAGTTACTCATCGTGCATACCTCCTAGTATGTGCGAGTGCCGACAGATCGAACTGCCTGGCGGTTGCGACCCAGTTCCTTGCGAACTGAGGCGACATCGGGACCATCGTTGAGGTCCGTGTCAGCGCCTGCCGTCATGGCAGTAACTGGCTCGGTCTTCTCGCTGGATGGCTTGGCTGATGCCTTGGCTGCTTCCTGGACCGCAACTGCTTGCGCTTCCCAATCGGCAACCTGGGCTGCGAACACTTCAGCTTCGAGAGAAGCCCAGCGCTCGATGTTTGCTTCGACGTACTCGGCGGAGAAGCGATCGCCGACAACTTCGGCAACCTCTGTCTTCCGAGCTTCGAACGCAGCGTCTGCTTCTGCCTTCTCCTGCTCACCTGCAAGGTAGGCGACGAGGTCGTCGTGCGCCTTCTGTGCAGACTCAGCAGCAGCGGTAGCAGCATCAACTTCAGCCTTGAGTTCGGCGACTGCCGCCTCGTGGGCCTCGGTCTGCTCTGCGAAACGAGCATCGATAGCAGCTTGGTCCTGAGACGCTACGATCTCGTCCAACTTGGACTGGACCTCGGCGACTGCTTCGGCCACACGGGCCTGAACCATCTCTTCGGTGATTTCACTCATTTCAACTGCACCTCCTTGTGGGGAGTCATCGTGTGCGAGAGACTGTGGGCCGTCGCCTTCCTCACACACTGGACAAGTCGAAGCATCATGTGACGCGTCGGACGGCTTGTGCGCCAGGAGGAGGTCGTGCCTCTCCCTTACATCTGTTGCAATGGCACTCATGACATAGTCATCGGTTGTACTTCAATCCAATTGAAGTACTTACGACGTGAGTCCCTTTGCGGCAGTGAGCGTTTCGAGCATCATGGCTTCCCAGACAGACGAATCGAGATGCGGAGAGCCTGCTTCGAAGGTGTCATACAGGTCTTCTGCCTCGTGCTGATTGGCATCTACGAGGTCAGCTACCTGCTGGATCTTTGCGTCCTTCCAACCGGGGCGCTTAGGTGGGAAGATGAGCGCACCGCCAAGGAAGTGAGGCTTGTTGATCTGGCGGATGTTCTCAGGGTTCGAGCCGTCTTCGCCGTAGTCATCGCTGTACGCACCGACATAGGCCATCTCTTCAGTGTGTGTGCCATCGGGGCGGATGAATGTCATCGACTCCCCAATGCACTCCATGCTGTAGAACAGGCTGCCCTGGTTGTGAGCCTTCTCGATTACCTTCAGCTCATCAGGGAAGTAGAACGCATAGAAGGTGGCCAGTGCCTCGATGAAGGGACGGCCAGCTTCCTGTGCTTCTTCTTGCTTGCCCTTGGGGTAGAGCAGCTCACTTCCTAGGAATGACCCGACCACATGCTGCTGACGGTGGAGGATGTTCAACGGAGAGTTGACGATGCTGCCCTGGGCTTCAGGGAGATCGGCTAGCGTCCACTGCTGCATGTTGCGGTTCGGGTTATCAGCCTCAACGTACTTGCCTACGATGTAACGGAAGGCTGGGTTACCTGAGACGAGTGACTGTGCCCAGTGCTCAGCGATCTCGCGATCCTGCGGCAGCAGAGTGCACGCACTAGTCATCATGATGTGCGTTGAGGTGGTAGTGATCGCAGTCATGACTGTCTATCGACAGATCGGGAGCGCTTATTCAGGTCTACGCACTCGCTTGTCATCTTCAGGGATGTCCGCATCGGGGCGACGGTCACCGGGGTTGCCCACCCTGGAATCAGGGTTCTCCCCGCCGCCGCCCCGATTGCCCCCCTGTACCCGGCCCTTGTCGCCCTTGTTCATCTCACGAGGAGGGAAGTTCTTGTCGTACTCTTCCTTCTCGATCTCACGGCGACGTGACTCGTCTTCCTGCTCGATGTCTACGACACCCAGCATTGTCTCCCGGCTGATATCTCCGTGGAGGAAGAGGTCTCGCATGAGGTTCATGAAGTTCGGGTCGAAGTCGAGTGCGACCTGACGAGGCGTGAACACCAGCTTCGGACGGTTCTTGAGGTCCGGGTTGGCGCGCCATACAGGCAGCAGTACGTTCTTCTCGAAGTTCCGAGCAATGGCTGTACGCCGCGACTCAAGGCCACGGGCGATAACCCTGGCCAGCTTGAGGCTGTCGTCACCGCTGGCACCAGCAGAGAACCCACCAAGGTGGAAGATCTGGTACAGGCGAGCAGTGATGCGGCTGTCAATGTTGTTGTAGCGCTTGGGGTCGAGCGTCGTGTCCATGTTCGGAGTGACGATGTCAACGCTGAGACGGTGGTCGCCTACGATCAGAGGCGTGCGGGCTACCGTGCGTACGGAGGTGGACAGGCTGGCCAGCTCACCTGAGGTGGCAGGTGCCTTGTCTGAACCCTTGCGCACCAAGACGATGAAGTTGGTACCACCCAAGAGGTGAGCACGATCCATCTGGCGAAGCTGATGCTTGAGGTCAAGCAGTTCGAAGATCGACGTCATGCGCACAGGAGCGAAGCGCTCGTACGTTGGGCGGGTAGCGGTGTGGCGCCAGACTCGCTCGGGCTCAAGCTCGAACAGGTTCATCTTGCCAACACCACGTCCACCAGTGAGGTCGCTGAGCAGCCCCTCTTCGGTAGGGGTCGGGGAGTAGCGTCCACGGATCATCTCGCGGATCACCAGGTCAGTGGTGTTCTTGCCAGCAACTACGTCTTCGATCGACTCAGACTCAATCCCTGCGTTGGCAATGTATGCCAACTTGTCCCTGCCGAACAGGAAGTCACCAACAGGGAGAACCTTCATCGGGTCCAGCATGGACAGCGATGTAGGAGTCATGACGTCGTAGGTCTTGCGAGCAGCGCGCTTCTCACGCATGCCCTCGACCTTGTACTCACGACGCTCCCAGAATCCAGCCACGTAGTACTGGCTGAACACGAACAGGTCACGCCACATCTCACGGAGACGGATGTCAAGCTCCATGTCGGAGAGGATCTGATCCCAGATGTTCTCTTCGTCGTCGTCGCCACACTCGACACGGACCTTGTTGAACACCAAGGCCTCAGTGGATTCGAGGATGTTCGACACTACGTCGTCGTTCATGGAGGCGTCCTTGGCCACCTTGAACTGAGAGAAGATCCCGGTCGGGGTTGCGTAGCGATCACGTTCGAAGATGCCACCCGAGCGACCAGCACGGTTGCGGCGCTCTGGATCCATGGCTGCCACATCAGGACGGATGCTGTTGATCCAGCCTGTCATGGCCGACAGCTCAGCGTTGTTCGAGAAGGCAGCGCGCAGCTGCTCATCTGTCACCTCAACGTCAGGGTCCTTGACCACCGTGACGTTCGTACCGTCTGTGTTCATCCACTCTTCGCTTGGCATTTAACGCTGACCTCTGGTTGATTCCCACTCGAACTGACGGACTGAGATGTAACGGGACCAGACCTTGAACTGGCGCTCACACTCATCAATGAATGGGTCGAGCTGCTTCGTTCTGAAAGCCTGTACTGATCTGTTGTCTTGCCGGATCAGGTTGGCCCTGATCTGGCTAGCTCTGGCGGTGAAAGCCGACAGGGCTTCGAGGATCTCTCCGCTGTCCATGTCCTTGAATTCGACCATGATGTCGTAGTAACCATCGATCTCATCCTCGAACTCGGTCAACTTGGTCCTCACGGTCGTTGGCTGGGGGTTTGAACGCACCGGGGTCTCCGGCTCGATCATGATCTTCATCGGCATCTCCAACAGCTTATTCGAGCTATCCCAAGGCTATCTCGGGTTAGCCAAAGAACACGTCGTACACAGGCTCTTGCTTATCCTTCTTACGGTGCTCACGGAGGAAGACCTCCATCTTGTACTGCGCCCATGCACAAGCGGCCATGCGTGCAGCATCCAAACCGTGAAAGGAACCACGAGAGTAAGTCTTCTTCCCGTACATGTTCATACCACTCTTATCGATCGTCCAGGTCTGCCCTTGAAACTCTTGCACCAGATCGTCGTCAGGAAGCAGCATTCGCTTGTCGTCGACCAGCTCACGAAGCTTGTCTGAGCTGTACTCCAGAGCGTTCTTGTAGATGGCCCTGTCCTCTACCTCGTCGCCACCGAACTCGTCCACATCGATCGACTCATCGAAGTCCACGAGCAGCTTCTGGCTGAAGTTGTAGCCCTTGATGGTGTTGAGGACGTTCTTGATCTTCGGGTCGTGGCTTGCCTGTTCCTGCAGTTCCTGGAAGATGGGTAGACCAAGGCCGGTCTTGTCCATGGCGAAAGCCCTGGTGTTGTAGAAGTCGATCAGCCACAGCACCACCTTCGTCTGGTCCGGTGCGGAGACGCGCTCCAGGTGGTACCTGGCCAGCAGCTTCATGCGTGTGTCGTCGAGACCCTTGACGTTCTCCTCGGCGAACACGAGGATCTCCGAGGGGTGGTTGGTGAGACCGACGTCCATGCCGATCCAGACCGTCTTGTACTTCTTGTGCGCCATGGGTGGATCGAGCAGGTTGAGGACGTTGCCACCCGCATCCTGGATCCACTCATCGTTGATGTTGATCCGATAGAACTCGTTGGAGTTGTAGTCGGACTCAGACTCCATGTCGACACAGCGAAGCAGACGGTGCAACACGAACAGTGGGTTCGTCATGTCACCGTGGAGGCCCTTGATGTTGCGTCGGTAGTCGGGGTGGTTGGCGCTGCCGTACTTACCAATGGCTGACAGGCGCTCCTCCTCTGACCAGGTAGGACGGTGCATCGCAGTCATGCGGTGAACCTTCCAGTCCGAATCCTCCTGGGTGAATCGCCAGAACTCGTCACGCACGCCACGGGTCACGCCGTGGCTGCGCCAGCGGGCGCCCTTCTTGCCCGTCTTCAGGGTCTCGAAGAGTTCCGTCCAACCAGCTGAAGGGTAGTCCTGGGCCTCGTCCATCTCCAGCCAGATCGGGTGCATGCCCTTGACGCCCGAGCCATCACGCTTCGGGATACGACCAAGGATCTCAGCACGGTTGCGGAACTTGATCGAGAACGGACGCTGAGTCACGCCGTTGCCGGGGCCACCCTCAAGCATCTCACGGTAGAACCGGATGCTCTTCAGACGGGCGACGATCTTGTCGGTGACAGCCTTGAGGTGCTTCTCTTCAGGGGCGGTAAGCAGCATTTCCTGACCGGGGTACAGCGTAGGAAACGCACACGTCCTGACCTGCAGAGACAGGGACTTGCCAACAGAACGACCGCACTGGTCGATCTGCTGCTTGCTGAGGTCGCGCCACCACGCATGCTGGAAAGGCCAGGCGCGGAAACACCCGTACGTCTCCTCATGGTCTGGCTCGTACCACAAGAACTCTGCCTGGTCGAGGCCGCTCTGGTCTGTGAGGATGGCAACCAGTGCCATCTCCTCATCCGAAAGCTTCTCAAGTGCTGCCACTACTTAGCCGCTCCTTTGAGCTTGTTGAACTGAATAGTCGCTGCCTCAGAAGATGTCATCATCATCTGGTAGATCACGGAACACACGTAGAGGACACGATACTCCATGAAGTAACTGGGATCCTTCTTGACTGCGGCAGCGATCAACTCGATCTGTTCTGACGTTGGCTCCTGTGTGCCCTTCAGGATCCTGTGTAGAATCATCTTGTCCGTATGTGAGGCTGCTGCCACCTGACGCAGCGAGCGCCCCTCCATGGCCTCACGGAACGCCTGAGGGAAAGGCCTGATGGCGTAGTCCTCGCCAGTCAGCTTCTTCAGGTCAGCTTCGATGTCCTCTGCATTCTGGGCTGAGCGCTTGCCAGGCCGTCCCTTCTCGGAGATGTTGATCTTGATGACGTCGTTGACGAGGTCGCCAAGGATCTTTGGATCCGCGCTGAATAGCGCAGCCCAGTCGATCTCCTTAGTTCCAGGGACCTCCGCCTCGATGCGATCGAGGGTGGCCTGCCACTCCTTCGCCCTCTGACTCATTGCTCCTGCACCCAGAACCGCTGCCGTGTGTTGACGAACTCAGTGTCGATGGCATCGAATTCGACAAAGGCGTAGTCCCGCAGCCAGGTCATGATGTCTTCCATCTCTGCCCCCTGCTCACGGCGCTCCTCTTCGGTGCAGTTGTCGTGCAGGGTGATCAGTGCGCGCAGCTCGTGGAAGATGGTCAACACCTTGGTGCTCTGCTCGTTACGCATGACACCGAACTCACGGGCACGTTCAAGCAGCTTGCCGACGTAGTCAGACAGGGACTCTGTTGAGTCCATCCTGCGAGACGTGCGGTCAATGCCCAGCGCCTTCTTCAGCTGGCGAAGCTCACCGGACACGGTCTTGACGGCATCCGAGAACTCCTTGGTGGAGATCGGGTCGCCCCAGTAGTCGTCACCCACCGACAGGTAGCGGTTGTACCGCTGGGACAGAACCTCACCTTGGACTACTCGCTCAAGGTCGGCCAGGTCGGACACATTCTGGAACGCATAGTCCCTCGTGTACTTGTCACACAGGTCTTCGAAGAACCTCTGTTCGTCCGGTGTGAGCACGATGAACGTGCCCCCTGCCGGTCCCACCACGGTGATCTCATTGGTCATGACTGCCACGACGTACCTCCTTCCGGGACTGTATCGGAAAGAAATACACTTTGTTCAACTAACAGTCATCTGTTTTCGGAGCCCACACCGAGAATCGAACTCGGATCTTCGCCTTACCATGGCGGCGTACTACCGTTGTACTATGCGGGCTTGATACCTCAGCGTCACAGTGAAGTAGCCGATTCGCTGAGGTATAGGTGGTGCTCCTGGAGGGGGTCGAACCCTCACATTGCCGGGGTTTGAATCCGGTCCCTCTGCCAGTTGGGGTACAGGAGCTTGGACCGAGACCCGGATCTACCCTCTCAGAGAGAAGATCCGGGTCCTGACCTAAGTCACGTTGAGCAGGTACTTGGACTGCTGCTCTCGCTCAGCCCACCCCACTACGAGCCACGTCTTGTCGGCTGGGATGGTCGGCTGGTACAGCAGCTCCCACCCAAGTTCATCGAGCGTCAGGTCGCTCTTCTTGCTGTTGCAAGGTGAGCAAGCTGCGACCACGTTCATCCACGTGTTCTCACCGCCACGGGCACGAGGGTGGATGTGGTCCACTGTTGTAGCGTCCTTACCACAGTACGCGCATGTTCCGTTGTCGCGACCGAGGACGTTACGGTTGGTGACCGCAGGACGCCTTCGCTTCCATGGGACCTTGACGAAGTAGCGAAGCTTGACGACGGAAGGGCATGGGATCTCTGTGTCGGCCGAACGGAAAGTACGCCCGTCTACGTGCTCAACAATGTCGGCCTTCTCCTGGACTACCAGGCAGACGGCGCGGTGAAGCTGGATCACGTTGATCGGTTCGAATGTGGCGTTGAGGACTAGAACTCCTGTAGTCATGGTGTCCTCCCTTTCCTTTGTTTGTCGGTCACTCAGAAACTGAATAGATCTGCGATGGTCTCGGAACCCAGATACATGTTGAAGACAAGCACCTGGCCGAACTCGCTGACCGCAATCATACAGCAGTCGTAGCAGTCCCAATTCGGAACTGCGAACATGTCTCTCATGTAGCACCTGAACTCGGCACCAGCAAGGATGTCAGGATCCAGATGTTCTGGAAGCTCTACAAGCTCACGGGCTTCCTTTAGGTAATCCAATGACATCCGCATAGCGCCCCACCCAGGAGTCGAACCTGGCCCGTCTGGTGTAGAAAACCTGACTGTGCATCCGGCACGTAGGGCTTGGCACCCTCGACGGGAATCGAACCCGAACCAGCAAGTTTAGGAAACTCGCGGCCAGCGTCCACTGGCGAGGGCATGGTCATACAGGCGCTGATCCCACTGCGTGATCTCGGCGATGAGGTCGCACGCAGGCGGATCGATATCAGCACTCCACCTGGAGGCATTGTGCTTCATCGGGCCGGGATCTGGCAAGCCCAATAGCTTCATCAGCTCAGGGCGATCCTCGTCGTAGCGCTCCGTGGTCCCCACCCAAGCCATCGAGTCCAGCCGTTCACGGGCCAGGTCGAACTGATCCTGCAGCGGGGCCTGAGGCTTCGTGGGCATCCAGTCGCCACCAAGCTGACGCACCATCCGCTCATCGATCCAAATTCGCATCGATGGGCTACGTTCAGCCAAGAAGTCTGAAGCCTTGCGACCTCGCAACCTCTCCCCACCTCTAGCCCCAGGGCGTGAGATGAAGTTCAACCACGAGATCACCCGCTCCACAGGTGGGCGAAGGATCGTGATCTGCTGCACATCCTGAGCCTTCAGCTGCAGCGACTCGTACGGATCGTGAGACGCCCAGATGCCTGGGGCCTGCATGATCAGCGTAGTGCCTGCAGTCTTGGGGATGTGATGGAAGAGCGTAGGTTTCACGCCGCTCACACTAGCACAGAACTAGGACCCGTACTTGATCTGCTTCAACGCCAGGGCGAGGCGGTTGATGTAGTCGTACCCGATC